AACAACCAGCCCATGGGCAAGTATGTGTTTGTAGTGCCACCCATGCTTGTTGTAATAGAACTGTTGTGGTTACAGACATAATAAGTGGTTGCGCCTAATTGTATTTGTAACAATAGCGCATGACTGATATAATTAGTATCTTCAACGGTAGGAATACTTGTGCTCATGCGCTAAAATCCTTAATTACTTCAATGAGTTGAAACTCACTGTCAAATGTTACGCGATCATAGGGCAACATAGTGTAACTGGGTTTTTGCAACATCTTAACTGGGAATGTTACGTTTGCACCCCAATTGATACCTCCTCCATTAATGGTAATACCATATGGAGTCATTGAATACACATCTCTGTGGACATTTACTCTAACGTTGCTGTTGCCTGCCGCACTACTTAAGGCAACATCATTGGTAATTTGATAGGTATATCTATACCCACCAGTGTTGCCTTTGGGTTGAATAAAGTCACCCTTCTTGAATAACAAACCTGTGCTGCCTGTGACACTGGCGCAGTTCAAATACAAATTGCTTTCTGAAGCACTGCTGCTGATGCAGGTAATGCTGTTCAAACTTGCAAGACTTGCATTACCTTGATAACGTGTGATATACGCAATGCTGGGATTGGTGTTGCCAATGTTAATAGTTTCTTCTATGACTCTATCCAATGTGTCGATGTCACGTAGCAAATCTCTGTTGTTGCTATATTTCAAACTAGCAGGAAATGTAACTGTGAAACTCCAAGGCTGGTAACTGGCCAAGCTAGTTGTTCTTAGCACACCATTGCGTGTTAACACACTGCTGGTTACAGGTCCGCCGGCCCATGTTATACTGCCTGCACTGTCAATTATGTTTTGTAAACTCATGGTGATTACCTCGGTATTTTTCTAGCGCCTAGGCGTGTAACGTTATAGATAAAAGCTGGATCGCTGGCAACCAATTCCTTAAATGAACGTGCATCTGTGGCATTGATTGTGTAATTGACCATTGTTGTTGCTGGCGCATCACTACTGTTGCCTAATATTGCAGCAGTATCTTTGGTGCTGATTACATTGGCTGGTCCACGGATCAACTCAGGACCTGCTTCACCAGCGATACCATACTTACCTGCAGGAATAGTTCCGCCATTAGCAAATAGACCAGCAAACAATGACCCCATTGGGCCACCCTTACCAAAGATGCTGAGGAATAGTTTGTTAACCTGCATCTTGATAATTTCTGCCATTAGACTCTTGAACAAATCTTTGAAACTTAGTTTGCCTGTTTCAACAAACTTCATGATGCTGTTAGTAAAGCCATCTGTGAGAGTATTGAATATGCGTTTTGCATAGCTAGCTTGGTCATCTACAATAATTCGTAGGTTTTCAAAATACTGACCGTATGCTGATGCCCAACCGCTAGCAAAGGCTTCTTGGACGCCAATTTGTGAAGCATATTGACGTTCAGCGAATGCTTTTTCTGCTGCAATTCTTTCTGTGATTGCTTGACGTTGTGCATCGGTTAATGTCTGTATATTTTGAAGTCTAAGATTATGTAAAGTTGTTTCACGCTGTAGAGCATCGGTTTGACCTGTGGTTTCTAAAAATTTCTTTCTTTCTAGGAATTCAGCTTCTAATGCTTCTCTTTGCTTGTATGCATTTTCATCTAGAATTATTTTTTCTTCAAGTAATTTTTTATCAAAAGCATTGAATTCTTCATTTAACAATCTACGTAAACCAATTGATTGTTTAAATGCACCTGTTTCAGCTTGAATTGCACGTATAGTTCTATTTGTCTCAGCAGTCATGCCACCTTCGATTGTTTGTTTAGCAAGATCTTTAGCAGTTTGTAATCTTTGATCAAACAGACCATTAATTTCTTTTTCTTGTGCTAAACGTTCTTCAGGTGTTAAACGTTCTAATTTTGCAACTTCTGTGAGTTGACGTCTGCGTTCTTTTTCAATATCTAATAATATTTGTTGTAGATCAGCTTCTTCCTTTGAAAGCATTAATCTACGTAGGTCTAATTCATTTTGTTCTTTGCTGGCACGAATAAGTTCTTTGATATCTTTAAGTTGATCGCGTGCTTTTTCTAGATCACGCTCACGTTCACGTGCAATTCTACGTGCTTCAGCGGCTGCTTCACGTGCAGCCTTAGTTGCATCTTTTTCTGCTTGTGCTCGCGCTTTGCCTGCTGCTAGTGCTTCTGCTGCGCTTTGTCTACTAGTTGCAGCATTCTCTTCCATGTTTTTGGTTAATGCTACGTAGTTGGCATTATTTTCTTGTATCTTTGCATCGCCTTGATCAAACAATTGATCCATGGCATAATATGCAGCACCAACAGCAGCAACACTGGCAGCAATGGCTGCTAGACCAACACCTGTCATACCGGTCATGAATGCCTGTGCTGCGGCGGCACCCATTATTACTGTTCTTAAGGTTTGGAATGTTTTGATTAATCCAGCAAATGCAGTAGCAATTATACCAACACTTCTAATTACACTTGCGCCAAATGTAATTAACATCAATGTGCCAATTACTTTGAGGATTGTAATGATATTATTGCCAACAAAGGTAAAGATTTTGTTTAAGGCGCCAGTGCTTTCTTCCATTCTACCAAATGTTTCAATAATGGTATTCTGCATTTGCGTGAAACTATCAGTGATAGTTGGCACTGTTTGTGCAAACTTAGAATCAATACCATCTGCCATCTCTTGTGTAGCAGCAAGAATAACTTCACTGGTGATAGCACCTTCGCTGGCTAGTTTCTTAAGATCGCCAATTGGCACGTTTAATGCTTGACTTAGTGCTCGCATAAACACAGGCGCATTTTCCATTAATGAACGGAATTCATCGCCTGACAATTTGCCTGATGCTAACGCTTGGCCAAACTGTAGAATAGCAGCACTGGCTTGTGCTGCACCAGCACCACTGGCTTTAAGTGCCTTAGTGAATGTTTCAGTTACTTGTGCAATTTCGCTTTGTGTTAATTTAAGAGCATCACCTGAAATTTTTACCTTAGTATATAGGTCCGCTACATCTTGTAGACTACTGCGTGTTTCACTGGCAATGCTTTTGATATCTTCAAATGCTCTTACTTGCTCATTGGTAGTTTCAAATACAGCACGTATTTTGTTCTGCAGATTTTGCCAAGTAGCAGTGTATTGGATAATTTCTCTGGCACCTAGGCCAAGACCAACAACACTGGCTAAGCCGCTGATATCGCTGGTTAATCCTTGCACACTACTGCGTGCATTTCTGATACCTCTGTCAAAATCCGCAGTGTCTAATCTAATTGCTACACGTATGTCTTTGGCCATTATAGTTTACCTATATCTTTTTCTAATCCAGATTCAAAATAACGCAGTGTTGGATCAACCATACCATCTGGTGCTTGCTTACTCCAACCATCATCTAAGCGGCCAGCATATGCATAATCACCTACGATCTCTGTGCTGTTGTATCTAGTTTTAGATTGAGCGTTACCACTGCGACGTGGTGTGATCTTTTGAAATTGATTACCGCTGGCACGCCAATTGCGATCAACAATGTAATCTAGTTCACGCAACATGCGTTGAAAGTCTTTGGTATCAACTTCTATTTTGAGATTCACGGAACTTCTCCAATCCTTTTAGTAGATCTTCCTGCGGTATATCCGGCACTTCACCTGGTTTATGATTTGCCTTCTTTTCTGCGTGTAATCTGTAACTTACTGCTACATCATAGACCCAAAGATCCAATGTTGAAGCTTGCTCTAACACCTGTGAAGGTAACATTTTGTAACGTTCAGCTAAACTGTCTAACATTAAAGCTGTAGTCAGTTCACTACTACCTTCAATTAGTGAACTGCTGGTTACTTTCCCAGTTGTTCAACTACTTTATTAACACACTTTACTAATACTGTATTAGGCAATACTGCCCCGTCTGTGAGCACAGGCTTGCCTTCATTATCTAGAATCAAGTCACTGCAAAGCAAGAGAATCTGACCAAAGTCAGTCTCAGATGCTGTTGCAAATTTGACAAATTTTTCTAGGGGTTGTTTGTCCCAAACCCAAAACTCAAGTGCGTCACCATACTTTTCAACGATTTCAGCATCGTCGAGTGTGATCTTTACCAGTTGTGGTTTGGTTGCTAAATTCTTGATATCCATAAATCTTATTCCTTTACATCTCTATTTTTTAAGTTGTGGATTGCACTTATTGCAAATGTAATCCTATTCTTTGCTTTCTGCAGGTCTGCTTCGGCACAGCGCAATTCATTCTGCGCTTTCGCCATCTCCATCTCCAGTGACTGCAGAATGTCCTGTAGACTGTGGTTGTCCCATATCTTCATGTTTTTCTATACCTTTATATTTATTTGTTTGCTTCAAAACAATGCCCAATTGCAACAAATATGGCTCAGCTGGCACAACACCTAGGTGTGTGGTAATCATTGGTATGCCATTTTTTGTTTCACCTGACCAGATACCATATGTTGAATGGTCTATCAAGTGTTGCTTAAGTGATGGTTTGATTAACATATTATCTCCTAATGCATAATGGGGGATTTCTCCCCCATTATGTTTTTAGTTAGGCTACGTTACCGCGTGTGTAATCGCCATCAACTTCGATGGTGACTGGCGTTGTCCAAACTGGTGAACCTGGTGATACAGTTGGGGCTAAGGCTGTTAAGTAGCCCTTACCTTGAATGAATCTGTCACCGCTGCTTAGACCCTGCCATCCTAGGCGGAAGTATACTTTGGTCTTGTTGTTTACAATATCAATCAATGCTGCGGTATTGCCCTTAGCAGAGAAGAAAGTTGCGTCATCAAGCACCAGTGTAGCAGCTACGCTGTTTGTTGCTGGTGTTGTAACAACTAATTCACTTGCTGTATCAAGCTGTTGCCATCTAAATGTTCCTGGTGAAGCATTTAGTGTAACTTCTTGTAGAGCAGGCACAGTCATGATGTCTGCGTTTGCGCCGCTTACGAAAGCATTGCTAACGTTTGAATCATAATCTGTTCCGTTTGCGTTGATCTGTAAAGCAACAAAGTTACCGGTTGTGTTAACTGCAATATATGCCATTTTGGTTTCTCCTTTGTTGGTTTAAATGGTTAAAAATCTAAATTCAAATGTATAAGTTAAACGGTCTTCAGCAAAGTCATTTGTCATGCTGCAATCGCGAACAAAACAATTTGCCACGCTTAAACGACTATTCAACACAGTGCTAACAATGTTGTCAACGTCTGAGGGTAGGTTCTTGGCGTCTAGTGTGAAATAAGCATTAATTAATATTTCACGCTGTGGCACATCGTCGGCAGGATTAAGTGTATTGAACATTTCAGTGAATATGGTCTTATCATAGTCCACATACAGTTTCTTCATGTTCTTGTCATACAGTGCAACACCAGCAGCAGTAAACGGAAGTTCACTGGTTGTGGTTACGTTACCTGTTAGAGCAACACTTAGGTTAGCCAACAATGTATCACGTATTGCCATTATCTAACTCTCACTACATTCTTACGTCCACGTGTGCGTCTTGTTAGACTTACACTGATTAGACGATCATTATCACCTAGTGCGCCACTTGCATCATAATCATACCAATCCATCATAGCCAATAGTTCTTGGAACAGGTCCTCAAACTTACTGCTATAATATTCAATCTTCTGACGTTCGGCACTCTCTGGATTACCAAAGTCTGCCACACGTGGTAGAAGGTATTCTTTGAGAGTGTAGTATGCACACATGTCTGTGAAGTCACTCTTACGAGCAAGGATTAGGTTGGGGTTGAACGCTGGAATATTATTAATATCCCATGTTGCCCCAACATAACCTAGGTAATCTCTCCACTGACTACTTGCACGAATCTTTTGATTGATACGTGCAGTGGCCTTTGTGGTTAGATCCTCAATGTAGTCGTTCAGAGAAGGAGGCGCATCGGGTAAGTTGGTCAATGTGAACTCATTGGCTTCAAACACACGTTGATCTTTATCACGCACGTCTGAGGCTTCTGCGTAACTGACTACATTACCACCTTGACTAATAAATGCCATTACCGTTCTCCTATACTATTCAAAATTAGGCGCTGGCTAAGCCTGTTGGAACGTTCTGTGAACGAATGAAACGGCAGCCGATTGCTTGACCAATTAGACCATCCATTAGAGCCTGGTTGGCAAGATCCTGTGCAACAGAACCAATTGAACCACTTGATGCACCAATACCGTTAAGCTCTTTGGCTAACTGGAATTCGTGTGCAGCTGAAACTACAGCAGTGTAGAAACCGCTGGCGTCTGTTGGTGCATTGATCTTGCGTAGGTTTGCAACTGACTTGCTGAACATGTTTAGTGATACAGCACCTGTTGCACTTGTAGCATCGAAGCTGTCGCTACCGATAACTGCACGAGCAAAGAATGCGTTACCAGCGGCACGTGAATATGGAATACGTGCAAAACCATTACGGATGGTAGCAACCATTTCATAACGATCGTAGTTTACGTCGTTGAACATCTTCACTGTTGGCTCACGCTTGATTGCGTATGCTAGTGATTCTGGGCTCATTACGAATGAAACGTCACCAGTTGTGTATAGTGATACGTTTGAAACGCCATCATTGGTTAGGTTTACGTTAGCAACGTCTGTTAGAGCAGTTGCTGAACCTGTTGCTAGGATGTTGAAACCAGCTTGGTCTGTGCCTTGTGCAATTGCACGGCTTAGACGTAGAAGAACAGCATTACGAACTGTGGCTAAGCCACCATCTTCTAGTGCTTCTTCGTTGACGAATGTGCCTGCGCCACGCTTGCCAACTGTTAGGCGGATATCACCTGGATCGAAATCTTCGACGCCGGCGCCTGAAATGATTTCAGTGCCTTCGCCAACAGTTTTACCTGATGACCAGTAGTTGGTAATTGGCACCTTGACTGTATCGCCAAGACCGCCTGAAATGTTATATACGTTTGTTAATACGCCTGGTGTAGGAAGTAGGACAAAATTATCATAGAAACTGATCAATGATGCCACTACGTCCTCATAGAGTGCATTAACGCCTGAACTTGTTGTAGCCATTTGTTATCTCCTTGAGTTTGATTTTGATGCGGAAGTTGCTCCTGTGTTTACTAACATTCTGTCAGTAACATTGGCTCTGGATACACCTTCCAATTGTTTACGAACCATAGCATCAGTGATTTCACTGTGGCTTAGGCTCTTGTTTCTGTTTCGCACCTGAACATAAGCATTGCGATAGGCTGCATCATTGTTTAGACGTTTTTCATCTAAGCCTTTGATTACAGGATTATCTACTGTTTTGTCCGGTGCATCAAATATTGCAACACCTTGTTTGGCAACCGGAAGACCAATTGTTTTACCAATGCTTAACACAGCGGCAGCATAGTCTGGGCGTTCGCCACTTGCATCAGTAAAGAATGTGTCACCATTGCGAATAGCAAAAGTATCACCTTCTAGATGCAGCATGTTACGGGCTTTCATCAAGTCCACAACAGCACTACGTTGGTCCTGTGTCCATTGTGCAGGCATAGCAGTGTTTAGATTAACTAGGTGATCTTTGAGCACCATGTCGGTCTTAACTCTAGCAAGTTCTGCTTTTAGTTCTTCCACAGTCTGTTCTTTTTTCTTAACTGCATCGCGTAGGCTAGCAACATTAAGATTAGGTTCATCGTCTGACACATTGCGCAACTGTTTTACAACAGTCTTGACTTGATCGAAGCTGTCTACTTCTAGTTCACCGAGGATGCGACTCTCGACTTCCTTTTTAGCATTTGCTCCAATACGATTTACGTCATCGCGTGTGTAAACTCTTACACCATCAACAAACATTTTGCCTTCCTTTAACTCCACGTTGGGAGTCTTAGATGTGGCCTTATCAGATTTTACTGCGTTTGTATCCGCATCAGTATCTGTAGTGACTGGTTGCACGTTCTCGCCTGCAACTAACGTATCATTGAGTGCTTCACTCATTTGTTATTCTCCGTTTCCTTCACCCTGAGTTGGTGTATTGTCAAGATATTTAGAAACCATTGTCAGTTGTGCTCGCATTTAACAACTGCTCAAGTCTCTCGCGAATCTTGTTACGCATTTCTGTTTTGAATTGGTCGTATGCAAGTTCTTCTGCATCTTCGGCCATTTCAATATCTTCTTCGGCGGCTTCTTCAGCCATGTCTTCGGCAGCATCTTCCCACTTGGCGCACCAATAGTTGTCGCGCACTGGTGCTTGGAATTTGCCGCACATGCCACCTGCGTAGTAACCGCAGTTGGCGCAATTCTGTCCTGGGCCTGTGCCAGGTAATCCTGCTTCTACATATAGTGCAGGTAATGTGACGGGGATTGGCTCACCATCTGAATATGTTCTACCTGGAATGTTTGGTAATTCCATGGGTGCTTTTGCATACTCAGGCTCTTCTGGGCCTTCAACCAATAATTCATATTTCTCTAGTGTGCCCATCATTAGTTCGACTTCTTTGAGTTCGATCTCTAGAGCACGACGATTGTATTGACGATTATAACTGATGCTGAAGTCTTCGGGTTTGGCCATGTTCAACCAATCATACCAAATGTCCCAAAGTTTGGCTTCACCATTCTCTAAGTTGGTGGCCTTACGACGAATCATTGCACTGAGCTTGTCGTCGAATACTTCAATTTGTGCGCCACTGTTGGCAGCACGGATTAGGTCTTCACTGCGTAACATAGCAATCTGACTGAGCTTTTGAACCTTGTTGTCTACTAGGTCGCGAATCTCTGTGATTGCATCTAACTGCGGTGATTTGAATTCATATACGTGAGTTGGTGTGCCTGTTAGGCTGGCCTGCACTTTGACAATGCTGCCTGGCTCGCCACCCACTTGACCATCATTTAGTTGGTCTGTGTTTTCATCTACAATTAGTGTAGGGTGAGCACCGTAGGTGATGGCGCTGTAAATCTCTGCCATGTCACCATAGATACTGCGTTGAATCTGTGCAACGTCTTGAATAACTGTGGTGCCTACGTTGTTGTAAATCTTTGTGCTTTGGTAGAATGTCTTAACAGGAATGTAGCCTAGTTCATTAACTTGCACAATGCGATAAGACATGTCATCGATCTTTTCCAGTCTTGGATCATCCAGTGGAGGCAGGTATTCATCATCTGCGCCTACAAACACTGTTTCGATTGTGTTGTCTGTAACATAGCGATACACAGTGTGTTCTTCTGTTTCATCTAGTTTGAACACAATCTTCTTGAGTTTCAAGCTACCATCGATATCGTAACCATATTCCCAGTTGGTAACATCCAATGGAGTATGAATCTTCCATTTAGGAATGTCACTACCAATTGGCTTCATGCAACTAACATGGCACACACCGT